GAGTTTGCGCAGATACGGCCGGAAGCGCTGCCGTTACCCGCCTGCTGGGTGGTGCGTGCTGTTGACAAGGTTAGTCACGCCGGTGAGCGGGCGGAAGACCTGACGCTGGGATTTGATGTGGTGATGGCGATTGAAAACGTCAGAATCCATAAGCCTGGCGAAACCGACGACATACTGCTGGCGTACCGGCAGGCAGTTAAAACGTTGCTGCTAGGCTGGGAGCTTGAGCCGGAAGTAAAGCCGATCAAGTTCGGCGGCGGCCAAGTGCTGGAGTATTCGGACGGCGATATCTACTGGCGCGACCGTTACGAGTTTGATGCACTGATTACCAATTATTTACCCGACCCGCCTGCCTTTGACCGGCTGGTCCATACTGGAGACAGATTATGATTTCGTTTCAAGAAATACCGCAGGCCTTGCGCTATCCCGGAGCCTACATCGAGATAGACGGCTCTCAAGCCGGACTGGGCGGCGACATGCCGATTGTATTGCTGGTCGGGCAAAAGTTGGCCACGGGTACAGCCCCGGCTGGCGAGATTGTGCGCCTGTCCGGCGTTGAGGACGCCAAAACCAAAGCCGGTGCTGGTTCGATGCTGGCGCAAATGGCGGCGCGCTATCGGGCGGTTGACCCGGTGCTGGATTTGTTTGTGTTGCCCTATGCCGATTTGCCTGCAGGCGTGCAAGCGACCGGAACTATTGCCGTAACGGCCGCTGCGACCGGCAGCGGCACGTTGGCGCTGTATGTGGCAGGAAAATTAATTAGTGTGCCGGTGGCAACCGGTCAAACTACCGCGCAAATTGCAACGGCTATTGCTGCGGCCTTTACCGATATCGATATTCCGGTTACTGCGGCGGCAGTCGCTAGTGACGTGACACTGACCGCACGGCATAAGGGTACCTGCGGCAATAATATAGACATCCGCCTTGGCCTGTACGGCGAAGTTATGCCGGTTGGATTGGGGTTGACCATTACCGCCCTATCCGGCGGTAGCGGCGACCCTGCACCGGGCAATCTGGAAACTATCATGGGTTCCAGTCGCTGGTATCGCTATGTTGCGTTGGGTATCACCGATGCCGCCACGCTGGCCGCATGGCACACTGAAAGCCAGCGCCGTTACGCACCACCCGTGCAGGCCGGGTTCCGCGCCTTTACCGCATTCCGTGGCGATTACGCTCTGGCGGCGGCCTTTGGCGAGACCAAGAACTATGAGCACATCTCTAATTTGAGTCTGGAAATCAATCCGACACCCACTTGGGAGGCCGCGGCCATACTAACGGCGGCTGCGGCACCCAAGCTCTACAACAATCCGGTAGAGTCGTTAGAAGGTATTCAGTTGACCGGCATGATTGGCGTGAGCAACCACGATTGGACGCAAGCCAATAGCCTATTATTTAAAGGCATGAGTATCATGCAGGTCACCAAAGACGGCACTTGCACCATCAAGCGCTTGATCTCGATGTATCTGTTCAGGCCTGACGGCAGCACCGATGATGCTTATTTGGACATCAATACCGCCGAAGTGATGGAGCGCATCCGCTATGAGCAACGCATCGGCGCGGTCAAAAAATTTACCGGGACGGCGGCGGCCAAGACTAATGAGGGATTCCGCCCCGGCCTACGTATAACTACTGAGGACTCGGTACGGGCGTATTTGTTGAGTCTGTACAAGCACCGACTGATGCAGGAATTCGGCTGGGTGCAGGAATACGACTACTACAAAGCTAATCTGGTGGTCGAGCAGGACCCGCTTAACCCCAGCCGATTTAATTACCTGGACACGCCGGTGCTGCTGTCACCGTTCTATATCCTGGCCGGTCGCAGTCAATTTCGTAAGGAGGTTTAACCATGGCAAAATTAGTTAACATTAGAACCGTGTCGGTGCCGTCTATCGGCAAGCTTCCTCTGGCCGACAAGCCCGGTACATTCACACCGGGCGGCAAAAAACGCGATCATAAAGCAGGACGGCTGGCGGAAGACGGCGGTTTTATAGAAGCCAGCTTTCCCGCCAAGCTGGAGATCAATATCAATTTGCAAGGCGGAATTGACCTGACTGCCCTGAATGAAATCAGCGATGAGGACATCACCATACGTCTGGCTGACGGCCATGTGCATATGATGAGCCAGGCGTTTATCACGGAGCCGGTTGGCGTAGGTGATGGTGAAAGCAAGCTGACTATTATGGCTAACTCTTCTGAACAGATTAGCTAATCTTTTAACCTTAAATTATAAGTAGGACAAGCTATGCCTGATCTTATTCTCAAACACCCTCTAACCTTCAGCAAAAAAACGATTGATAAGCTGAAGTTCCGCAACTACACCACGGCGGGCGACTATCTTTCGTTTGATAAAGTCGGTGGTGTGGCGCAACGGATAGCGCTGATTGCCAGCCTGACCGGTACCGATGAGTCACTGATTGAGCAATTGCATGGTCCCGATTACCTCGCCGCAGAGCGTATGGCTGATGCTCTATTAGCTGCAGACAATGCCGTGGACGACGAAAACGCCGACAGCGAGGATGCCGCCGAAAAAAAGTCATCAGAATAACAGCGGCAGTCTGTCTGGTGACGCATGTCATGCATCAGTCGCTGCCGGTGGTAAAGGCGCTGTCGCTGGTAGAGCTTTTTTTATGGGCAAAAATATCCGCCTTGATGAGTGGCCGGGAGTTTAATTAAGCCGACCACTCACTAGCTGGAAACATTTCCAGCCTGCCCGCCAATCACGCCCTCCTTTAAACTCCTGTTACATCCTGTAACCGGAGTTTTTTTATGTCCTCTGCCGCCGCCAACGTTGAAGTCAGATTAAAGTTTGTTGATAAAGACACGAGCAGCGGCATCAGTCGCTATCTGCAGCGGCTTGAAAGGGCTGCACGGCAAACCGAATCTACCGTCAATCAAGCCAACAACCGGCAGCGGGATAGCCACGAACGCTTGTCGCGTGCCCGTGAATTATTAGCGCAACGCGCAGAACGTGCGGTGCAACGCGCTACTCAGCAAACCGAATCCGCCGTTAATCAAGCCAACAGCCAGCAACGCGGCAGTCACGAGCGCTTGTCGCGTGCCCGTGAATTATTAGCGCAACGCGCAGAACGTGCGGTGCAGCGTGCCGCTCAGCAAACCGAATCCGCCGTTAATCAATCCAACAACCAACAGCGGAGCAGTTACGACAGGCTGGCTCATGCTCGCGAACAGCTGGGTGTGCGCTCTGAGCGTGCCGTGAGGCGAGAAATTCAGCAAACCGAGGCCGCCTACCGGCGCCTTGAATCCTCCGGCACCATGAGCCAGGCCGCACTGGCCAAGGCCGCCGAAAAAACCCAGGCTAAAATCACCCGTCTCACTAATGAGATGGGCAAGCTGACCGATGCGCAGAAAAAAGCCAGCCAAGCTGCGGAGCAATACGAAAAAATCCAGAGTCGGATTAATGGCGGTGTAGCGGCGGGTGCGGGGTTAGCGGCTGCTGCCTATACGCTGAAAAGCCCGGCTGAAAAAGCCATCGCATTTGATGACAAGATGTTAGGCATGGCAAATACCGCATTTCCTGAGCGCGATGCGGTCGGTCGGGTTGCCGGTAGCAAAGATTTGGAAGCGGTGATTAACAAGTCAGTCGACCTTAAGCAGGGAGGGGGCGGTACTCGCGAACAGGCTGCTGATGCATTGGACGCCATGCTAGGCAAGGGCACGCTGGGAATTCAGCGCTCAAAGGATTTTTTACCGACGGTGATGCGTACCGCATCCGGCAGTGGTGCCAATCCGATTGATATTGCCAATCTGTCCAGCGCATTAGTGGGTCAGGGCGTTGTCAAAACCGATGCTGAGCTGAAAACGGCACTGAACATGGTTACCGCCTCCGGCCAAGCTGGGGGTTTTGAAATTAAAGATCTGGCTAAGCATTTGCCTGGGCAATTGGCTATCGGTAAATCAGCAGGCATGACCGGATTAGACGGGCTGAAGAAAATTCTCACCATGAACCAGGCATCGGTTTTGACCAGTGGCACCACAGATGAGGCAGGTAATAACGTCAAAAACCTGCTGGCCAAGGTGTCTTCAAAAGATACCGGTAAGGATTTTGAAAAGGCGGGCCGAGGTGATTTGGCGAAATTTTTGGTTAAGCAGCGCATGAAAGGCGTCGATGCTGTGGATGCCTGGTTAAACCTGATTGATCATGAATCCGAAAAAAGCCCGCTGCTGAAAGAGGCAATGAAAAAGCTAAAAGCTTCGAAAAGCAAGCCCGAACAGACGGCGCTGATTGAGTCGATTTCACAACTGTCCGAGGGTGGTGTCATCGGACAGTATTTTCAGGATATGCAGGCCAGGGGCGCGTTATTCGGTATGCGCAATAAGGATGTCGTTGATCGGGTGGGTGCGGCTGTTGAGCAAAACCGCACGGAATACGGTGCTAACGATTTGAACTGGCAAACCAAGGCACAAGGCACTTCTGCAAAATTGGTCAATGCTGGCCAAACCGTCGATAAGGAGCAAAAGACGGCGATGGATAACCTCACTCCGGCGATCGGTCGCGTTGCTGACGCGTTTGTTGATCTGTCGCAAAAGCATCCGTTGTTAAGCACTGGTGTAGTCGCTACTTTAGCACCGTTGGCGGCGTTGTCTGCAGCTGCGGGTCTGTCGGCATTGACATTGGGTGGCGGCAAGGCCGGTGGGATTGCCGGGTATGCGCAAAAAATAGCGGGCAGCAACGCGGCTAAAATGGCTGGAAGAGGTGGTTTGTTTGGTTTGGCGGCGTTGGCTACAGATAATGCGCTAGAAAAAACAGCAGGCGAGGGTTCGGCAATCAGTCGATACGGTTCAAGTGCAGTTAATGGGGCGGCACTTGTCGCGACCGTTGGCAGTATCATTCCGGGCTTGGGAACCGGCGTCGGCGCGCTGCTCGGTGGTGCTGGCGGCGTGGCCTGGGAAGGCATTAGTGACTTGTTAAAAAAATCCGAGCAAAAACCTGTTGAAGCCAGCGCTAACCTGACAGTGGGCTTAGCACCCGGTTTAGTGCTGCAGCAACAAACCACCCAATCAAATGGCTTAAATATGCAGATTACTTCAGGCAATACCGGTAATGTCTGGAATGGAGCTCCTTAGTGGCCGATCAGCAAACCTATCGTGACCGCTGGGCTAAAGCGGATTTTGACGGCTTTGAGTTTTTAACTGACAGCCATGATGCTAAAGGTGGTCGTCGTTTAGTTGTGCATGAGTTTCCCGGTGCTGAGGAACCGCAGGTCGAAGACATGGGCGGCAAGTCTCGCGAATTTAGCATTAATGCTTATTTTATCGGGGCCAGCTACGACCTCGAGTGTAACGGGCTATTAGCGAAACTCAACCGGCCGGGTGCGCGTTGGTTGACTCATCCCTGGTTGGGATTGCTCTGGGTGCGAGCGCATCAATGGTCAAGACAAGAAAGCAGCGACAAAAACGGCTACTGCTCACTAACAATCGCCTTTGTTCCGGGTGGTGAGCAGCCATACAGCGCTGAACCGGATAAGGTCGATATCGCGATTGATCGTACTCATAAGTTGGCCGATGCCGCGCAGGACGATTTTGACATGGAGCCGATGAGTGCCGATGGCTTAACTGCATTTGTAGCCGC